AAGGGATTTAGAGGTTAGCTGTTAGCTTTTGGCTGTTGGCTTTTGGCTGGAGCTATCAGAGCCATCGGAGCTATCGGAGTGCTGGTGTTCCTAGCCAATGGCCAACAGCTAACAGCCAAAAGCTAGATTAGATATTAGAGATATGATGGAACAAGTGAGTGAACAAGTGAGTGATGCGAAGGAGCTGAGCGGGCTGTACCGCAAGGTGCTGTCGCTGGCGAGCGAGGCGAGTGCGCTGCGCTACAAGCTGGGCGAGCTGTCGAGCAGTTCGTCGCTCTCTAGCTGGGACTCGCTCCTGGTGTCGCATGCAGCGCGTAATGCCCGCCTCGCCTCGGAGAACCTCCGTGAGGTGTCACGATGGCTGAAGGAGTGCGAGGCTTTGGGTGGCTGTTAGCTTTTGGCTGACGAGTAACCCTCTGTAGGGACGCTCGGTCTGAGCGTCCGTTGTAGAACAAATTTGACGCAGTAACCCTTAACGGGGACGGACGCACAGACCGTGCGTCCCTACAGGACGACGTGGAGGACGGGCGGACACATATGTCCGCCCCTACGAAGGGCGCAGGCTTTAGAGGTTAGACTTTAGACCTGAGACTTTAGCGGTAAATGACCGAACAATTAGCGAACAATTAGCAATCAATTATCAACCAATTAGCGAATAAGAATATGGAAACAACAGAACAGATTAGCGCTGAGGAGCTACAGGCTTTTCGGGCTTACAAGGCGAAGCAGGAGGAGGCGCATCGGCGCCAAGCCTTTCGCGAGCAGTATGCGGAGCTGGTGGACACGGAGGTTGCCTCTGCCTACACGGCTCTGAGTCAGCTGTCGGAGGATATGGAGCTGGTCAAGCGGACTGTCTTCGAGAACTTCCAGGCGGTGATAGATATGAAGACGGAGCAGATGGGCCTGACGAAGGAAGGGGGGCAGTACAGCCACACCTTCACGAACTCGGACTCGACAATCCGCGTGACGCTGGGCAACTATACGATAGATAGCTACCGCGACACTGTCGAGGAGGGTATCCAGATGGTGCGTGGCTACCTGGAGAGCTTGGCTAAGGATGACACCTCGTCGGCACTGGTGAGTGCCGTCTTGAAGCTGCTCTCACGCAATCGTGCCGGGCAGATACAGGCTAGCCGTGTGCTACAGCTACGCCGTCTGGCCGAGGAGAGCGGTAGCGACACCTTCCTGGAGGGTGTGCGCATCATCGAGCAGTCGTACAATCCGCAAGTGTCGAAGAGCTACGTCCGCCTTGACGTGAAGGATGAAATCACGGGCGAGTGGCGCGCCGTACCGCTAGCGATGAGCTCGATCTAGAAATTAGAGGTTAGAGATTAGAGGTTAGAGATTAGACCTCTAGGGTCTAGCCCTTAGAACTTAGAATGTTTGACTTTAAGACAGTATATAATATGTGTTACAACAAGCGTAAAGCAATGAGATCGTTTTATATCCTCATCGTGCTGGCACTGGTGCTGCTGGCAGAGAGTGTACTAGCTGCCAGCTATCTGTGTGATAGCACGTCGACGGTGGTGCCAGACTGGCTCCTGCTCCTCTTGGGGCTTAATACGTTCCTCCTAGCGGGGGCGTTCTTCCTGCTGGCAGGAGGGATACTGAGCGATGATTAAGTAGGCTAACGCCACTATACAATGAGAGCGGTCATCTACCAAGTGTGGGTGACCGCTCTCTGCATGGTGTGGGAGCTGTTAAGGGAAGCTTAACTAGTGGTACTAGTGCTTCTAGTGGTTCTAGTACCACTAGGAACTAACCTCTAATCCCCCCCTAGGACTACCGCAAAATAGACAGGTGTCTATCATCCAATAGACAGCTGTCTATCGTTCGATAGATAGGTGTCTATTTTCTAGGACACCTAGGACTACTCCAAAATAGTCATATGACTATCGTTCGAAAGTCATATGATTATCGTTTGAAAGTCATATGACTATTTCTAAGCACCTCTAAAGCCTTATATCTAGCTCCTGGAGCATTTCATCCAGCTGAGCCTCTAGCTGGCGGTCTGTCTCATCGGTCACACCCACAAACTGTCGCTGTGGTACAGAGATATTCCAGTGAGACTTGCGAGAGAGTGCCATAGCCTTGTAGCGCACATCCCGACCACCACTCTTGCGGTACTGCCACCACCAGTAGCGACGCATCTTATCAGTCACCGGCACCACCACACGCCCCCCCTCGTTATGCAGCGAGGCATAGGGCATCGACGATGAGACCGCCACGACATTACCACGAGAGACAAAGCTCAGCGACCGGCGCAGAGCACCGGTACGTAGCATCAGAGAGCCACGAGGATTAGGCATGCGCACAGGAGCCCATCGCACACCGTCCCACCCCTTACTCCTGAAGGCAGCATCTGTCTCACCCTCCATAATCACCGCCAGCCTGCGCGCCAGCTCATGCTCTATAGAGCGACTATCTAGTTTTATCATATATACTTTGGCTATTGGCTGTTGGCAAAGGTAGCAACTATCATCCTCTTGCACAATCTAGCGTGCGGGGTCGTGAATAACTAATTACTAGCGTCTCGCAGGTCAGAGAAAAGTTCGTACCTTTGGTGCAGAGATAAGAGATATAAGCTATGAGTGACTTTGTAATAGAGTTTCTAAATGCTACATTTGGGGTGACGGTGGCTGTTGTTGTGGTCATCCTCTGTCTGCTGGTATGGGTCATTGTCCAGGTCACACGCTATGTCACCAAGCATCAGTGCGACAAGGAGGCTATCTTGAGAGAGCAGGACTCCCTACGCTTAGAGCTTAAAGATCAGGTCGCTCGCAATAACCTCATCATAGACGATGTGCGCAAAGACCTCTCTATGATTAAGGGGTCTCTAGAGATCATCAAGTCTAATGCTACCCCGCTGATGCAGAGTCATAGCCCTGTGTCTCTCACCCCAGCAGGTGTCGAGGTTATGAAAGAGCTTGACGCAGCTGCTATCATCTCTCGCAACTGGGACTCTCGCATAGAGCCCGCCATACGCCAAGAGTCCGAGAGACAGGGCGGTCTGAATGCTTATCAGCTGCAGACCTTTGCGATAGAGACTAGTGCAGTGGAGCCAGACCGCTTCTATACGAAGCAAGACATCACGGCTATACAAGACTTTGCCTACGAGAAGGGTATGCCCGACCAGCTCTATCTCCGAGCTATGGGGCTTCTAATCCGTGACAAGTACTTTGAGGTACACCAGATAGAGCTCGATGAGGTAGACCGCACTGACCCAAGTATGGTACATTGATAGCTGAGCTGGCGCATTTGCTTGTCTCAGATATAGTTGCTACCTTTGTGGTCAGAATAGTGTTTGCCAAGAGTAAGTCCCGCATTGATATTCCGATGTCTACGGTTTTTTGGCAAGCACTATTCCTTTTTTGGAGGAGCAGAAGTCTCTACTTTTTCGGGCTTATCAAATAGAATACAGTACGGTACCTCTTTCCCGTATTTAATGTGCATCTTAGCATACAAGTATCTCTTCTCTCCTCCGATAGTCATTTCATAATAAGTGAAATATGAGGCTTCAGGATGCTTCTGAACACCTTGAGCATTAAGCTCACACTCGCCCCATCCGATATACTTACACTCTAAAGGCTTAGAGAAGTCTGTGCTTGCTATCCACTTTAGCACTAAGGGGTCATGCAGAGCGTGATCTGTGATATCCTTGATAGAGCGTCTGAGCAGATACATACCTCCCGTTATCGCATTTTTGTTATCGACCGTTGTCCCATGCTCTGGGATGCTCTCCTTCGTCGATAAAGCCTTCTTTCGCAATTTGGGTAAGTCATCCTTCTCTTTTAGAAAGCCTTTTAACTTGGAAAGGACTTGGCAGACCCCTTTTTTGAGCAGGTTAGCTGAGAGATTATCTCCTACCTCGCAGTGCTTGTATCCACGCTTGCCGTAGTAGGGGTGATGCGGAGGGAAGAGTACCTTGTCTCGCCCAGGATTATAGCGAAAGATCTCCTCACGACCCTCGGTCGTCTGCATAAAGGTCTCCTGACACCGCTCGGAGTCAGAGAGCGGGCGGGTACCTTTGAGCGAGCGTATGACGTTGCACCGACAGTTCCACCCATTAGGCGGGTAGGCGTACGACCAGAAGGGATCCTCCACGGGTAGCGTCACCCCATCGAGTGCCGCATGATCGGGGCGCACCTTGTCATCACCTGCGGTGCTGTAGGTGAGGTCGCAGATGTCTGCATCGGCCGACTGCTCTGCCCACTTAGCCGCCATCTGCGAGGAGCTGACGGCAAAGTTGTACTCAGCGTGGAGCCAGTTGCGATTGTACTTCTCACGTATTGCCGAGACATCTTGGTAGAACTTGTTGAAGCTCTTGACACGTCCCTGCTCGTCTAGAAGTAGCTCGGAAGCCTCTTTGAGCTGGTGGTAGGTCTTGAAGCCCGAGAAGACGAAGACATCCTCCCTGAGTGAGCGCATCATCTCATCCGGTATCTTGTACTCAATGGTAGCATCATCTAGAGGAGCTCCTAGCACATCGGCCGTCTGCTGTATCAGCGCTCTGACGGCAGGTTGCTGTAGCGTGTCAGGAGTCATCTCCTCCTGACGCACTACGACCCTATAGGCGCGCTTGAGGATGCGCTCAGAGATCTGCGGTGCTAGCGTCTTCTGTGGCTTCTTTCGCTCCTCCTCATCTGTGTCAGCGTGAGCAGCTAGGCAGGTGGGACAAGAGCAGTGGGTGCCGTATAACTGGGAGAGTAGCTGATCGAGCCTGCGATACCTACTCCTACTCTCCCTTAGCCGAAAAAAGGGTCTTCCACATTGGCTGTTAGCTGTTGGCCGTTGGCCAGCGTCTCTCGTCGTCCTGTCACCTCTACGCCAAATCGCTCCCGTATCCACTCTGGGTCGACCTCATAGTGCGGTAGGAGCTGCGTGGTGCGCTGGAAGAGAGTCTCCGTATCGTCCTCACCCTCATAGACTAGTCTGAGTCCATCCGGCAGTACACCCATCTTATAGAGTGCTGGCAGGACGATCGTATTGCAGTAACGCTCTAGCATGCGCCTGTCGGCAGCGCATTTGCTGTCTAGGAGCTCTTGCGCCGACTCCTCCTTAGATCTATTGCCGTGGAGTGTGTCCTGCCCGACGACCGCCCCGCATACCTTGAGCGAGACAGACTGCTCGGCAGCTGTGATGAGGTTTTGGAATATAGAGCCATTGTCCGATACACCTGTGCCAAAGGAGAGCTCCTCTGTCTGGTCGACGATAGCCCAGTTTGCAGCACCCATCTGTTGCATCATCTGCACGGCACGGTTGAATGCCTCCGTATCGAGCGTGTCCATCTTCAAGATGCGAGGGGGTATGCCGTATATCTCGCAAAACTCAGACCACGATGCCTTGGCGTGCATCCTATAGATCGTGTCAGGGGCACAGTCGAAGAGTACCCCCAGATCCTCTCTCGCCCCCACCTCAATAATCGAGGTGCCATACTCTCGTAGCTCTCTGTAGTGTATTCCGTCCTCGTCAGAGAGATCTGTCAGTATGACCCCCTCTTGAGGCACTACATGCTGTCTCGGTATGAGCGTATAGGTAAAGAGCTGGTCATCGCCCGTAGGCGTTATCTCCATAACCGAGTGTCCCCACATAGGCGTCATCAGTAGCGTCTCGAGTAGGTCACCCCAGGCTGGCAGAGCAGAGAGCATACGAGTCACCTCCTCGTCATATGCTCCGCTACTGTCTTGGATTGTGTAGGATCTCTCGAGCGATCTCTCGATGCGTAGATCTACCTGAGAGGATAGATGCGTGTCGTGGAGTAGCTCCTCGAGTAGCTCTACTAGACGTATGCGACGTGGTCGCTCGATCCTCTTAGCCTCTCTCTTGGCTCGTCTCCAGTCTGCCATATCACGAGCCGTGTCGTAGGCTTGTCGGCGTGTGATGCGGTCTATCAGCTGGGTAGCTCCTGTAGCTTTCTTGGTACTATTCATAGTGTGTAGTGGTGTGTAGGGTTAGTATGCGAAGTCTCTCTTAGGTCTCGACCCCATGGCTATTGTTGCCGAGGGTGTCTTGCCGTCAGCCTCTTTGCGTGTGGGTAGCCCCACGAGCGATATGGTACCCTTGGCGACATGCTCTAGGTAGTTGAGGTGCTCCTTGTAGACCTCTACGACCGCTGTGTAGGCTAGGTCTATATTGTGTCTGCGTATGATGTAGTAGAGCGCTATATCCTTGATAATCTCTGCTAGGTCAGCCACCTCGGGCTGGCTACTGCTCATCGATGCGATAGCTGTGACATCATATCTATTGGCTAGGTATGAGAGCACCTTCTGCTGGGCAGCACGTAGGCAGGTGTCGGTGATGGCGTCGTTGTGGTCTGTGATCTCATCGAGCTTGTAAGAGTCGATGGCTGAGGTCATCTCTTGTGGTGATACGATCATATTTTGAGGGGTGTAAACTGTTTAAGTGTCTGTTAAATCGGTTAGTTAGCTATGCTGGGCGGGGTTGCCGAGTGGCTTATTTTGGGGTTATGTGGTGGGGTGCTATATGAGGTGACGCATTTTAAGGTGGTTTTTAGCGCATATCTCTAGTAGGGGTAGACTAGTTATCATTGCGAAAACGATATGCAATCCTAAATGGGGCGTGAACCCCTTAAAAACGATTTGCCACCTCGTGGAGCATCGCTAGAAGCGTCTATCAGCTCCAGGGGGTACGAAATAGCGCATTCCAGAGGCATCGCCCATCGAACCGTGGTTGAGCTTGTAGATGGCACCCTCGAGCGCATCGGGGGCATCATCGTGTACCTTGCTACCTCGGTCTATGGATAGGAGCTGCTCGATGAGTACAGCCATACCAGGCGTGTCCCGCTCAGCCTCGCTCATCACGACAAAGCCCCGCTCGAAGAGTGGCTGTAGAGCCTCTATACGCGAGAACTTGTCGGGCTTGCGACGCTTGTCGGGTGTGATAGCCATCTGACTACCTCGTATGCAGCCCTCCTTGTAAAACTCCGTGAGGAGTAGCTCCTGTATCAGGTTAGCCTCCATCCAGTATCGTACGTGCGCCTTGCCTGCTGCCCATGCCTCTATGTCGTAGTGCCATGCGACCATAGCCTTGACAGTCGTCTGAGCTGCGTACGCCTTGAGTATGTGGTAGTAGCCCTCGTGTGTCTTACCCACTACGATGGTCGCCTTGTAGTCGTTTTGCTTGGAGCTACGCCAGGAGGGGTCTGTGTAGGCTACGATGCGCTGATACTTAGAGAGCGGGAGCATCTTGCCATACTTGATCCACTCGGGGCGGAAGACGCTCCCCTCGGTGATTGGGGCATTGAGATACTCCTTGGCAAAGTTGCGCTCACCCATCGTCTGTCGCATCTCGTCGACCTCCGAGAGGGTGTAGTTCTGATGCCAGGTGACCTTACCACGGTTGTCAAGTATATTGACGACCGTGTGGTAGATACCTGGTCTCTCAGCGTAGCGTGCTAGTATGGAGCGCTTGTGGATGCGGTTGCCCACGAGGACAAAACGTCCTCGCCCGGCTGCCATCGTGCCAAAGAGTGCCGACATCATCCAGTTGTACGCCTTAGCGGTGCGCGCATCGTTTTCGCATAGTTCATCATCATCGATATCGTCGATGACGATGAGGTTGGGTCGTAGACCACGCTTTTTGAGACCTCTAGGCGACTGCCCTCGTCCTAGTGCGACGAAGGTAGTGCCATCGGCCGTAGAGAATCGTCCCGCCTGCCACTCATCGCCTCTCTCGGTCTTGATGTCAAAGTCTGTGCGGTAAGCATCATTGTGACTTAGCTCAGCCTGCAGGTCACCTAGGAGAGCAGTGGCGCTGTCCTCGCTCTTAGAGACTACGACCATAAAGTCAAAGCCTTGCGACAGTCCCCGCTTAGCTCTCGCCTTGATCCAGAGCGGTATGAGACAGCCTATATGCGTCGACTTAGCGTGACCACGTGCCCACTCGAAGAGTCCACGCAGACGGTCATCGTCGGCTATCTTGTGCGCAGCGTCTATCTGAAAGGCTCCGCAATCGGTGGTGCAGATATGGGGGAAGTAAGTACGACAGAAGTAGTTGTAGTCCTTGAGAGCAGTCTGTATGCGCTGCTCTCTATCTGCCTCCGTCTCTGCAATGTCAAAGGTAGTACTCTGTATGAGTGCCACACGGTCATTCCAGCGCTGGAGTAGCTCCTTGGAGGGTCTTTTGAGCGTCCTTTTAGTAGCCATTTAGAGGGTGTTTAGGGGGTTATAAATTAGGATAGTCGGTGCAGGCGAGACTCCTTGTTGAGGATACCTACGAGGTGTCTGCCCTCGATGCGAAAGGTCACCTCGCCACCCATATTGTTATCTTTCGAAGGCTCCTGGATGAGCGATCGGAGCTTGTCTAGCGGAGCGATCACCTCGGGGTTGTTTGTCGCTCCAGGGTACTCGCCTACGAGAGCGTAGGTAGGGCCAGAGACGATACCACCCTCAGCAAAGGCTGTCGGCTTAGGCAGTGAGAGGAGTGCGCCTACGACGCTGGCTACAGCGCTAACGGCTGCAATGGGGCCGATGATGGGGATGCCTGACTGGCTCTTTGCCGCTTCAGAGGCTGCGACTGATATATTGCCCGTAAAGAGTGCTAGGAGCTGTGGCAGTACCCCTGCGATGGCCGATAGGACGTTGGCACCCCATTGTAACCATGAGCTAGCGTTGCCCGAGACGATATTGCCTAGTGTCCCCATGATTCTGGAGATACCCTGGAGGTTAGACTGTACCCCCTTGGCAAAGGATGTCCAGAGCTTAGCCGTACGCTCTAGTGCGCGCTTAGTCGCTTTGTAGAGCTGGTCGGCAGCTCCCTCGGTGACACCCTTTATGTCAAAGCCTTGTACAGCCTTGAGCGAGGGAGCTTTGCCCGAAATCTTATGCCCCATCGATGAGGGATCTACCGAGGCACCTACCGAGATCGCACTTTGTAGCTCTTTGAGGAGCTTCTGGAGCTCATTGACCTTGCGCTGCATCGTTACAGCCTCATCGAGCGAAGCCCGCTGCATACGCTCCTGCAGGCGGGAGATGTTGTTTTGCAGTCCCTCGATGGTGGTGAGGTTGTAGATCTTCTGCTGCTCGGCAGAGCCTGCGCCACCCGTATCTGTGGGGAGAGTCTCCGCAAGCGGACTATTCGCAGCAGGCGCAGTCGGGGTAGAGCTGGCGTGTGCTAGCTGTAGGTCTCGCCGCTGCTTGTTGAGATTCGCCAGCTTGTTCTGCAGAGCTTGATAGCTCTTGTCTAGGATGCCTACACGCTGCATCTCCGCTTGGGTCTCTTGGATCTGCTTGTCGAGGTTCGCCAGCTGAAAGCGCCACGCCTCTTTGCTCGCATTAGCGCCTTGCTGTGCTGGTTGCTCAGCAGCCTTGTCACGCAGACCGAGATACTCGCCTAGCTTACGACAGACTCGGTCTATAGGTGCGAGGAGCTTGTCAAACCATTGGATCAAGTCCATAATGCCATCTGCCACGACACCGATGACCGTGCAGACAATCTCTAATTGCTTGGCAAACCACCCAAAGACGACTTTGATGACTCCTCCGACCAACTTGCCAATGAGATCAAAAGCGGGCTTAAGACGCTCGTAGAGCATACTCCACAGTGCTTGGAGCTTGCCCCACGTCTCTTGTACCGACTGGCGAAAGCCCTCGAAGTGATTGTACGCATAGACCACGCCTGCCACAAGTGCCGATATAGCGGTGACGACCGCGCCGATGGGATTAGCCGTGAGCGCAGCGTTGAGCCCCTTCTGAGCGACCGTAGCGATGGCGGTCTTGACGGAGAAGCCCTGGAGCATCTTGCTAGCCGATGAGACTATTGGTATAAGCCCCGAGAACTTGCTCACCTGCTCGCCTATGATGCCCGCCATCGGCAGGAGCGACCCCGAGAGACTGCTCATCGATATGAGTACGTCGTCAATCTTGGCGCGTGCCACCTCCATCTTGTGCGCCCAGGTATCGTTGCGAATCTCCGCCTGCTCCATGGCCGAGTTGGTATCTGTGACCGCCGTCGTCATCTCCTCGACAGCGTCAGCGTTGGACAGCAAAAACTGCGCAGCCACCATATTCTCACGGCCGAAAGCCTTAGCGAGGAAGGTGGTGCGCTCCACGGGGCTCTGCATCTTGTCTAGCTCCTCCTGGATGATCTTCAGGCCACCCACGAAGCCTGTCTGCGAAATGTCGATACCCAGTCTCGTCTGCATCGCTACGAGCATATTGCGCATAGCGGTACCTGCCTCGGCTCCCTTGGTGTTGTTTTGGGCGAGAACCTCCAGCGCGCCTGCCGTCTCTTCGATTGAAACGCCCGCCGCATTAGCAGCTGCACCTGCTACCTTAAAGCTCTCGGAGAGGTCGACTACCTCAGCACCACCAGCCCGCGAACCCGCTGCGAGGACGTTGACGACACGAGATGCCTCAGACGCCTCCATGCCAAACTGATTGATCGTACCCGCCACCGCGTTGGCAGCGTCCTCTAGAGGCAGGGCGCCCGCCTGCGCTAGCGTGATGGTCTCACGCTGTAGCACCTTGAGCGACTCGATGGGAACGTCTATCTGACCTGCCAGGACCGCAAAGGCATTGGCCGACTCGCTTGCGCCTAGTCCGCTAGCCTTGCCCACCTCTCGTGCGGTCTGCTTGAGATCCTCTAGCTCGTCGCCTACGGAGCCGGTAATGGCAGAGAGGTCGGCCATGGACTGTTCAAAGTCCACTGCCGGCGAGGCTAGCTTGCCTAGCGTCTCGCCCACCATCTGCACCTGCTGGATGATGCTAGTCAGCTCGATGTTGCGTATCGACTTATCTATGGCGTCAAAGGCTTGTGAACCCTTTTCGCCGGTCTGCTGTGCCTCTTGTCCTGCATCCTCTAGCTTGTTGTCTAGCTTGTCGACAGCTCCTTGTGCCTTGCTCGTGTCGAGAGGCACCTCGCGAGGCTTCTCGGCCGTCTCGGAAGTCTCTTCTAGCTTGTCGTCTAGCTGATTTACGGCTTCTTGTGCCTTGCTTGTGTCGAGGGGTATTTCTACCGATTGCTGCGCCTTGCTACTGAGCTCCTGTATGTCTGCTGAGATATCTGAGACCGCCTGTGTGGCCTGTCTTATGTCGGCCTCGATGCGTATGCGCTTGATGATGTCTGCCATGGCGTGTGGTGGTCTATTGGTCGTTGGGGTCTAGTAGATTATCTCGCTGTAAGCACTCCTGCACATAGATGTCTTGCAGGCGCGTCAGCTCCTGTACGAAGGCTGTGTCGGTGCTTAGCTCCTTGCCTCGCTGTATAAGCCAGTCGCCGAAGCCACTTAAGACGCTGATGATGTCGTCTACGGTGGTCTCGTGCTGTAACTCTTTGATCTGCTTGCATATCTTAGAAATGGCATCTGCCGTATCAGCTGGGGCGCCCATCTCTATGAGGCTGTCTAGCTGTGTGAGTAGCTTGCGGTAGAGTCGTCGTGGGGATAGGAGCTCGGCTGTGCGATGCTCTTGCCATGCGCCTCGTCGCTTCCAGGAGGAGAGGGTCTGAGGCGTGGTGCCGACGCGCTTGGCGATCTCTTTCATGGGGACTTTGTCCATATATAGTCTGCGTGCGAGGTCGTACTTGGCGGGGTCTCGTGGGGAGAATGTGTTGGTACTCATGGTGGTAAGGTCTAATTGCTTAACTTTGTGGTGCTATGAAAAGAAGTAGGAATAAGGGGCTACATGAGAATTACTTGCGCCGTGTGGAGCTCGTCCAGCGGCTTACTGCTCAGTACTACGAGCCAGAGCGTCTCGATCGTTGCTATATGCAAGTGTGGCGACATAAGGTCTACCCGCTCTATCCTTGCTGCTATCGCACCTATCTGAAGATGCTCAAGGTCGATGTGCCTCGTGAGCGAGAGCGTATGCGTCAGGCTATGAGTCGTCCGGAGCATGTGCGCTGGGTGCAGCCGGGGTTGTTTTACACTGAGCCGTCATCGCACTCACTCATGCAGTAAGCCTCGCAGGCGGAAGTGCAGCTTAAGCTCTGAGAGGGTGCGCTGACGCATGCCCTCGTCAAATCCTAGATAGGCCATCTCGCTATCTACTCCCGTGAGACGCTCTACGACCTCTGGTATGAGGCTGTAGGGCGTCGCTGCGTTTGCTATGTGCTGGCTGGGTGCTGCATAGTTGGCTATGGTAGAGCAGTCGGTGATGAGGCGTATGTCGATGGTTAGGATCGCCTCTGAGCAACCTTTGTAAGGTGCGATGCTCTCGCCTGTGAGTGAGACGAGCAGGGCTGGGGTGGCGATGGGGGGACGAGCTGTCTCGCTGTCGCTGTACTGATCGAGCTGTCCCTGGTCGAGTGCTACGTATCGTATCTGCTCGATGGAGGCGAGTCGCTCTAGGATGGTCTCGATGGTGTTGGGGCGGATTAGGGTGGTCATGGATTTAGAGATTAGAGGTTAGAGGTTAGAGATTAGAGATTAGAGGGGAAAGAGAGATTAGAGGTGAGAGGTTAGAGATTAGAGGGGGCAGGTCTAACCTCTAACCTCTAATTTCTAACTTCTAATCTCTAACCTCCGAATCGGCGCATCATGCGCTCTATCTCCTCGTCTGAGGGTCGCTCATGCGCTCTATCGGTGTGGTTATGGTTTTGTGGTGGATCCCAAGGTAGCGGTAGCATCTGATAGATAGATACGCCCTCCTTGAGGTATGGTGCTATGGCGTGCCAAGCGATGAGTCTGGTCTGCTCCCACTGGTTGCGGTAGTTACGCTCCTGGCGGGTTGTGATGGCCTCTGCTATGGCACGCCACTCGTCTAGGGTGAGTAGGCGGAAGTCGCTGTAGCTGACTCCCCCCTCGATGATGGCTGTGGCTAGTGTCTCCTCGATGCTAGGCATATTGTGTGGTCTCTAGCCTTTGGGGTATGCTGCGTAGTGTGAGCTCAGTCTCTCCCTGTACGATGTCGTATCGATAGCCTAAGACGTAGTAACTGTGTCCGGCTCGTCCTCGTAGCGTGCAGCTCTGTGCTGGCTCTGTACAGCTGTCTGTGAGTGTGGTGCAGGTGATGCGGTCGCTCTGGTAGCCGTAGAGGGCGAAGAAAGCGCGTGCCACACGCTCTGCGGGTGTGATGCCGATCTTGGGGAGACGCTCTAGGGCGCGTCCCTGGGCATCTCGGAGTAGTCCTTTGAGTGCTGGCGAGAGTGCTATGCGGGGCATCTGGGTGGTGTAGCTGAGGGCTATCTCGTCTCCTTGTCTGAGGTAGCCGTCATCGCGGTCGCAGTCTAGATAGCTCTCGTACTGAGGGTCTCGTCGCCATAGGTGGTCGATGGAGATGTGTCCTATCTCTACTTGGCTGGGGGTGAAGGTGCCTATGTTGTCGCCACCCCGTATGCGCCAGAAGCGCATCGGCAGGTAGACGATGAGGTAGCCAGGTGTAAAGGTGTAGTGCTTGTAGTCGCTATAAAGTTGCATCTCCTTGTCGTGACACTCGATGGTCTGCGGAAAGGGGACGTAGACCTCCCACTGCATGGTGGCTAGAGCTCCGCCCCGCAGGTCGTCGGTATTGACATAGCTCCACGGCAGGTGGTCGTATATTAGGGTGTGGTACTGGTTGTAGTCTAGGTGTGTCTGGCTAGTGCGGTGAGCGTTTTGAGCAGCGCGGGAGGTGTAGGAGGCTGTTTGGTCTCGCACCTTGCCGTAGTAGTAAGCGATGGTCTGGCCGTTTGGCTCGACGCGCTCCTCTTCGGGTACGGCGGGTAGTGACCGACAGCCTTTTGGCCGGCCTATGTTGTACCCATACATGTGGTGTGTCCAGGTGGCCTGCATGGTGCCTCTCCACTGCTGGTCTGCTAGGTGGCTCTCGATGACGCCTTGTATCTGGTCGTGCTCATCTTCGGGCCAGGTGGTGCCGGGGAAGCCTATCTCGATGGCTATCTTAAAGCCCTTGGCACCTCGTGGTAGCTGGTATGGGAGGGCTATGGCGATGGCCTCCTCGTCTTTGTAGTCGACGATGAGGCTGTCGTGTGTCTTGCTCTTGCGAGCTGATCGTGCTAGGGTCTCTGTGGCAGACAGCTCCTGGAGGGGTATGCTGAGTGTGGGCAGTGTCTTGTACCAATTGTAGGGCTGGGCTACGGGTAGGGGTGCTCGTGGGGGCTTGATGATGATGTAACTGTCTGTCCTATCGGTGGGTAGGGTGATGCGTACGGAGCCCAGTGCGCTGTCAGATGCGAGGGTTGCTGACTCGATGAGCGGGTGTGGAGGCTCTTCGAGGGCTAGGTCGTGCGAGGTGTGGTGTGTGGTCTCGTAGATCTGATAGTGCCCTTGGTGGGGTACTATGGTGAGGGCTAGCGAGGATAGGATGCCATCGACGATCTCGCCTAGATGGGCGTAGGTACGGCTATTGTCAGCTCCCTCGGTGAGGTATATCTCGGGAGCTATGTAGCTCTCGTCGAGCATCTGACGGAGTGTGTCGCTCAGGGAGATGGTGAGTGGCTGCGAGAGGTCGGGTGAGGGGATGCGCTGTATGGCTGCTTGGAGCAGGTCGTAGAGGGAGATGAGTCCGTAGGCGTTGGTCTGTAGCGCTCTGATACGTAGCTCGTAGTCGTCTAGGAGAGCTAGCCCATCTACGGCTGTGAGGGTCACGTCGTATGGGAGTGCGGTGTACTGCTCCTCGTATAGACCGGGCTGTATGATACCTCGGAATATGCGCTCGTTGTGATGCGTGACGATGAGGTGCCAGGGGCGGGAGTCGTGGAGTATGTGCTCGTATGCGTAGTGGCTCTCGGAGAGGAGCGTGATGGAGCAGCGCTGTCGCCAGCGTGGCTCGAGAGGCTCGCGTGTCTCTAGCTCTAGGATGATGGGGCTGGCTCCTGAGAGGGCTATCTCTCGCTGCGGGTCGAAGTCGGTGGCTCCGTGTCGCATGAGCTGGACGATGGTGTCGGCACCACTGTAGGCTATGTATCGGGTGTAGGGCATGGGGGAGAGATGAGAGGTTAGAGATTAGAGATTAGAGGTTAGAGCTGTAACTGAATCCTGTAGGGACGCTCGATTGTGTCGAGTCGGAGGGCGTCCGTTGTCGAATCAGCGAGACGATGCTGTGACATTTGTACTACAACGGACGCTCGGATCGAGCGTCCCTACAGGACTCGGTAACTCGGACTCGGTAACGCCAGCCAAAGGCCAACTACGTCCAGGGATAGGGCGATGGGCTGGAGGTGACGAACCACGAGTCGGAAGAGCAACGTACGAAGCGGTAGGTCGTGTTGTTCGATAGCCACTGATTCTCTCGAGTTGAGCTGCCAGGCAGGCCGTAGAAGGAGTGCCCGTTGGTGAAGAAGTAGGCTTTACGGCGTGTCTGTATGTAGATGCTCCTACCGATCTCGGCCGATAGCCCGCTGAATGATATGTACTGATCGCTAGCATCGCTCGTCAGGAGCCAGTCGCCGTACTGAGGGTAGAGGGTAGAGCCTCGCTTGCGTAGATCGCAGTTGGCGATGGGTGTGATCTCGAGCTTGGCGAGACGTGCTGAGAGGCTGTCTACTTGTCGCTTGAGCGCATTGTGCGTGGAGCGTAGCGTGAGGGGGATCTGCGCTATCTCGTATGTAGGCTGGGGGGCGGTATCAGGGGTGTACACACGTGGCGGTTGATATCCGTAGACGGGACAGCTGGCATGCCTCTTGACCTCTATGACGCCACTGTCAGACATGCCTAGCACCTGCAGGGTGCATAGCTGTCGTTGCGTATGATTGATGAGGTCGATGGAGTAGCGATTGTTATCGTCGATCTTGCTGTTTGCCGCGTCGAGACCTCGCTGTACGGATGCGGCTTGTTGCAGACTAGCATGAGCATCACCGAGGGCTCTAGAGAGACCTCGTCTCATAGCCTCAGTGGCTGGCTCCTGTGATGTGATGTGGGCGGTATACTCAAGCATAGACTTTAGTGGTTAGTGGTTGGCTGTTGGCTAGCTAATGGCCAAAAGCTAACGGCTAAAAGCCAAAAGCTAACAGCCAACAGCCAAAGGCCAACGTCTAGATCCCGATGTTACCCTCCTCTTGGTTGTTACCAGGCTTGGGCGGATTCTGAGGCTGGGCGGGCTCGTCGTGAGGCTTGTCCTCGGGCTTGCGTGGCTGTGGCTCAGCGCTGGTATAGGCGAAGCTCAGGTGCTGCTGCTTGTGGCGGATGGCCTGACCAGGCACGAAGATGGCGCGGGTCGACTGGATAGTCTCGTGCTTGACTTCCTCGGGCTTAGACATGCCCTTGGAGCGGAGCGAGAGACGGAGGCGCCCTAGGTCGCCTAGGTCTACGATGCGACCGTTGGCTAGCTCTACCGCTACGATCTTGCCGAGGGTGTTGAGGACTGAGAGTACGTCACCGACGCTGATCGCGCTGATCTGCTCGACCATCTGTGCGATGTCGTCTAGGTGGGTGACTCCGTCGTACTGCGCACGGGCGTAGTAGTACTCCTTTTTCTCTTTGCCAGTTTGTGTCTTTTGGACTGCATACTTGATTGCCATAGTTTTTAGTGATTTGATTGTTAGTAATGTCTAGTGGCTCTAGTGGCACTAGTGGCACTAGGTGAATGGTCGAAAAATAGACAGCTGTCTTTTGAGTAATAGACAGCTGTCTATTGAGTGATAGACAGGTGTCTATTTTCGAGTGGGTCTGTGAGGGTGCTACGTGAGTCGCTCGAGCTGTATGTCGTAGTAGGGTACTGAGCCGTCTGTGGGGGTGACGATATCCTTGGCGAGTACATAGCATCTGGAGCCAGTGATGGTGCGCTCCAGGGGGGCTGTGGTGCGCCCCTTATTGATCGTCCACTTGAGGCTGTTGTAAAAGTCTGCGGAAGCTTGTCCCATCAGCAAGTTATTGGCCATTGCTGAGTGCAGGACGGCTGGTTGCTGTGTGGTGGGATCTTTGGGGTTTGCTACGTCCATCTTGCCGTTGCGTATCTGCCCATCGATAAAGACCTTTACGGTGTAGTTGTTTCGATCGCGATCGTCGAGCATCTGGGAGACCTTGGAGCTGGTGGGTAGCTCTCGGATCTGCTCTGTGAGAGTCTTGCCAGAGGGGATGGTGCCGACCTGATTTTTGAAGTTGTTGAAGGTTGATGACTCGAGCTTATTACTGAGCGCTGTGGTGTGGCTCTTGAGGGTTTCCTCGGCAGAGGCTAGTTTCTCTTTGGTAGACTGATATTCGACCGTCTTGAAGCTGTTGAAGGTTGATGACTCGAGCTTATTACTGAGCGCTGTGGTGTGGCTCTTGAGGGTTTCCTCGGCAGAGGTTAGTTTCTCTTTGGTAGACTGATATTCACCCTCCTTGAAGCTGTCGAAGGTTGATGCGTCGAGCTTCTTATTGATGTCTGCCTTAGCGTTCGAGAGATCTTGCGTGATCGTCGTGGTGTGGTTGGTCAGCTTGGTCGAGATAGCCTTGAAGGTGTTGTCTTGCGTCCACTGATCAGGTGCTATGGTGCCCGCCTTGACGCCCTCACGGAGTGTGGCAAAGTTGGCTGACAGACTGGTGTCTCCCATGATGCCGTTAGCGAGGTGCTCTAGAGCGTTTATATTGGCCAGGATCGAGTCTCGGTCCGTGGAGTCTGTGATGTGGCTCTGCCACTCGAGTATTGTAGCCATTGTGTATTGGTTTTTGCTTGTTAATGTCTAATCTCTAATGTCTGATCTCTAGCCTCTAAATCCTTGATAGCTGCTAGTATCTCGTCCCGCTCTATGGTGTACCCCACGGTGCAGGCACTCTGGAAGTCATCACGCGTGATGACCACGCTGGCAGCACCAAGATGGTTGGCCGCCCATAGGCTGTCCGAGAAGCCGATGCGGTCTCGCCCCTCCTTATTGCGTCGATACCATCGAGGTGTGATGCGCTTATGCTCTCCGAGTAGGAGTGGCGTATAGTCTCGTCCTGAGGGGGTATGCACGACTCGGCACTCGATCGTATAGGTGTCTGTGCGCTCCTTGAGGATGGGGGTGCCAGAGGTGCGCGCCTCGATGCTGTACTGCTCGGATAGCCGTAGTACAGAGTCTGCGATGACTGAGAGACTACCAACGATGTTATGGAGCTGCTGAGAGCCGTGTAGTGTGTACTCCCCACGGCAGTTGATCTTGCTGAGGAGTCGCTGTCTGTCTGGCCCTATAAGCTTTTTCGGGGCTAGTGCCAGGTAGATACGCCACGCTGTGAGCGTCACCGAGTAGGTCGTGCTGTACTTCTTGACATCCTGCCAGGTGAGAGCGAGAGACATACCCACACCGACCTGCGCCTCACCTTGATACCACTCTGGGGCAAAGTCTGCCGGCAGGAGATCGGTCAGGTCACTGCCGTCATGCCCGTAGATGCGCAGGTGCAGCACCGTCTCGCGCACCCCGTCCTTATCTAGATCTGAGCCATGCTCGCTCTCTATGACAAGGGCGAAGGGGGTACGCGCCCGCTGCACCCCTTGCAGATACTCATCGAGTATAGAGAGGTGCCCCATGAGCGGATCAGCCTCTTCAGGAGGCGTGATGCGACGTGACGGACGTAGGTAGATCATACGCTCCTAGCGAGACAACTAGAGTGCTAGATTGACCTGTGAGAGCTCGTCAGGTGTCATCATATCGGCCATAGCCTCAGGACTGTCGTAAGGCCACTCATACCCCTCTCTGCGGGCGCTACTACGCGCTACACAGTAGATAAAGGTGATCGTGTCACTCAGATCGTCGGAGGTGATCTGACTCGCCTCACGACCTGTCAAACGCTTGAACTCTAAGAAGGCTCCCATCGTAATAACTAGTGGGTAGCGCTGCCCCTGTATGATGAGGGACGATGTCGATTGCTGATCTTGCATAGTAATCTGGGGGGTTGGAAGGTTAATTCGAGGGCAAAGTTAAAGTACACAGCCCCGTATAGCCAACCGTATGGTAATGCACATTCAATTGGTTTGCAAATAGTTGCACTCTTGAGCGACCTTTGCAGTGTAATAACATTTACCCCCCTCATGTCCCAGCAGCAACTCCCACTCATCGACCTCGTGATCAACGACGAGAGCATCGTCAACGATCGCGGATACAATGTCCTCAACAGCGGGCTAGACCGCACACGCTACGATCTAAACCCTATATGCCTCTACATGCACGACCTAGAGCGCAGCATAGGCGTATGCGAGCAGCTGCGCATCGAGGAGAGCAAGCTCATCGGCTCCTTTCGCTTTGACCCTGGCGACCCCCTCAGCTGCGAAGTGCATCGCAAGCTCTCGGCAGGATTCCTCAAGGGATGCTCAGCCGGCTTTTTCATCAAGAGCATGCTGATGGGCGATGAGCACGACGCCGTCGATGAGTGGGAGCTCGTAGAGGTCTCGATCGTCACGGTACCATCGAATAGGGGTGCCGTCAAGCTATACCACCAGGACGGCACCCCCGTGACCGACGAAGCTTCTTACCTACAGCAACTCAAGAGCAATATCAATATGAACACCGAAACACCCACCCCCACCGAACGAGAGACACTAGCACTCTCCGCACCAGCACTCGAAGCACTAGGCCTAACCAGTGGAGCAACCATCGATGACCTATCACAAGCCATCGTAGACCTAGCTACGCAAAACAAAGCACTCCGCAAGACCATCGACGATGCACACCAAGCACGGCGAGAGGCTCTACTACTAGACGCCATCGAGACCGGCCGGATAACCGCCGACCAGCGACAGCGCTACTCCGACCTCTACGACACCGACCCCGAGCTATGCGCATCCATACTCGCAGACCTCGCCACACGCACCTCCCTAGCCGACCAGCTACAGCACTCCAAGACCCCATCAGCTCACACGGACCGATACGACGGCTCCTGGGACGAGCTAGACCGCAAGGGACTACTCGCAGAGCTACGAGCCACGGACTACGAGACATTCTGCGACAAGTTTCGTGCACGATTTGGCACCGAATACAAACCTGATTAAACTTTAGAAGTTAGAGATTAGAGGTTAGAAATTAGATATTAGACCTCCGATCCACTCTGATCCACTCCGATACCTCAGATTTCCCTCTAATCTCTAACATCTAATCTCTCCTTCCCCCCTCTAACCTCTAACATCTAATCTCTACATGGCACTAACCACAGAAATCTGGATCAACGCAATCATCGGTGACCTCTTTGGCACCGCATCAGCCATCACCAAGTCTGTAGACCACTCAGACTTCGTCGACAACAAAATCGTACACGTACCCAACGCCGGAGCCCCTAGCAAGATAGCCAAAAACGCTACCCAGCTACCCCTCACCGTCTCCGCACGAGAAGACATCGACCTGACATACCCCATCGACGACTACAAGATATACCCCATGCTCATCACAAACGCTGAGCAGGTCGAGCTATCGTACAACAAGCGCCAAAGCGTCGTCAGCGAAAACCGCGCCCACCTCTACGACACCGTCTCCAAAGACACCTTCGCCAAGTGGATCGCCGGCGCCAAGCCCGTAGCCAAAGGCAGCAAGACCGTCAAAGAGTGGATCCTAGACGCTGCTCGACAGTTTGCCACTGACTCCGTACCCCAGGCAGACCGATACGTCATGCTCTCGCCCGACAGCTACTACACCCTCCTCGGCGAGCTATCATCACAAGAGCAGTTCGCATTCTCAGCATCAGCCGACTCCGCTCAAGGCATACTAGGCTCGCTATACGGCTTTAACATCGTCAGCGAGTACCTCCTACCCGACAAGGTCGAGATGCTAGCCTGGCACAAAAACTCCCTCTCACGAGCCATGAGCCCCCTGACACTCTTTGAAAACGAAAAAGACCCCACCTACTACGGAGACATCATATCCGGAGAGCTACGCGCCGGTGGTGCCGTAATACGCAAAGACCTCAAGGGCGTCTACGTCATCGGGGACACAACTGCCAGCAACTCAAGCTCCACCCCTTCGAGCGGTCCCAAGGAGCCAAACGAAGACCACGTCGGAGCCTAGCGCAAAAATCAGAGCTAATCGGAGGGCGCAGTAACGGAGGCGCCTTCCGATAGCTCCGATGCTCTCCGATTTACTCCGATACATTCCGATTGTAGCGCTCTCTAACCTCTAAAACTATGACCATCAAACGAAACAACCCTGGCAACATACGCCCCACACGCAAGAAGTGGCAAGGAGAGATCACCCCGCCAGGCTCTCCCTTCTGCCACTTCACCACCCTCGAGCTAGGCTGTCGCGCCATGCTCAAGCAGCTACGCAAGTACATCATCACCCACCGCTGCAACACCATACGCAAGGTCATCGCCCGATGGGCGCCCCCCGAGGAAAACAACACCGAAGCATACATCAGCACCGTCGCCAAGACACTCGGCATCAGCCCCAACGAGCCCATCACCGCAACCCGCGAGACCCTCATCGCACTAGCCGCCGCCATGACCATCGTCGAGCACGGCAAGAGCGTACCCCAAGAGATCTGGAGCAAAGCTTACACACTAATCTAGCCTTTAGCCAGCCATTAGCCAGCTTTTAGCAAGACTTTAGCCAATAGCCAACAGCTAACCACCATGATAGACACATTATTCTTCCTCCTAGGACTACTCATCGGCTACCTCATCGGCTACTACATCCGAGTCTCTAGCTACTCACGACAGATAGAGATACTCATCCAAGAGGTACAGAAACAAGAAGAGCAAGTCCACAAGCTAATAATAGCCACACAAAGAGCATCAGCCACCTCTACCCCCTCCACACCATGCAGCGAATCATCGAAATAATAGGCGCACTCATCTCCGGAGGCTTAGTGGCCATAGTACTCGAAGCTTACCTCTCACGAAGACTAAGACACAACAGAGACCTCAGAGCCTATCGAAACACCGTAAACCTCCTCATGGACGACTACGCAAAGCTCATAGCCGAGCGCACCAAACTGCTCCGAGAGCTCAGCGACCTAGGCATAACCCCCGAAGAAATCCCTGAGATGACCGACGACCAAACACCACCCCTAGACGCAGACCAACCACCCGATGAGACTTAGCCTCCTATACATCACCACCACAGCACTCCTCCTCCTAACCCTGTCAGCATGCCGCACACGATACATCCCCATCGAGCAGCACCACTACCACGACTCCATACGCATACTCTCCACTACAGACAGCATATACCGTATAGACTCCGTACTCATATACCAAGCCCCAGACACCCTCATCATACGTGAGCGCACCATCCTGACAAACTACTCAGCAACCTCTGACACACATCGCACCCAAGACAGCGTACCACCCCTCTCCCCACAACAACTAAATGAGATCATACAGCCACCCCCACGCCCACACCGCAACACAATACCCTACGCCATAGGATGCGCCACCCCCATCATCCTATACCTCATTTATAGACTCATCATCAACCTCTTCAAGCACAAAAAACTATGGATATAACCTACATCAACGGCTCAGACATCATGCTCTACCTAGACGGCAAGCCATCACTAGCAGCCAAGAGCCACAAGATCAGCTACAAGACAAACACCAAGCAGATCATCACAAAAGACGTACAGAACTCACTCTACGCCCAGAAGATCGTCACCCGCATCGACGTCTCAATATCTTGCGACGCACTCGTCGCCGTAGGTGACTCCAAGACTTTCGGCTCTACCGAGCTACTAGCCAAGCTCAAAGAAGCAAAGACCGTAGACCTACGATACGGCAACAAAGACAACACCGGGACATTCGAAGAGGGCAAGTTCATCATCGATTCCATCGACATCACCTCACCAGCAGGCGAAGAGGCAAGCTACACAGCACACTTCTCAAACTATGGCGAGGTGAAGACCGTACCAGCCTCCTCCGCCACCCACGCATAGCAACCCCGCAACTACAGCAAAGGTGCCTAGACACTGACAGCCAAGAGCCACACCTCCCGCGTCACCGTCTAGGCACCTCCTATTATACACGAGTCACCACCTCGGCACCTCCTACTATATAAGGTATAGCTTATAGAGCGTACCGCAGAGACGAGCTAAAGCGTCTCCCCATCGCATTCTAGAGTGTATCCCCATCGCATTTAGCAAGGATTTAGCACCCCCTAAACAGCCACTAAAAGCCCATTAAAAGCCCACTCACCCCCTCTACATAGACACCACATACAAAGATTCCCCCCCCTACATAGCACCCCCTACACAGCCCCCTACATAGATACCACGCCATACAAAGCCCCATACATAGATACCGCCCCATACAAAGAGAGAAGAGCCGCACGCCCCTCTCTCTTTGTCCTTATATAATATGTCTGTTGCCATCTCTTTTGCCATATTGTCACACCATTCAGCCGAAAATCACCCTCCCCTCAAATTGTACTTTTTGTTTTGTCGGATTGTACTTTTTGTTTTGCCGACCATACTC